GTTGTTTCTCTGGTGATATTCTTATGGTTTTCATCGGGCCAAATATCTTTGTTTTTCTACTATTCTGTTTATATAAATCCATCATCTTATCTTTATCTTTACCAACAGCAATTACTTTCTTTAAGTTATTAGATACTACTATCCAATAACCAGCCTTTCTCATATCTTGAGCAGTATCAATGGATATAGTTTTTTTCTCTAATAATATATTTTTTAAGTTAATCACAATTTTCTATCCAAATGTGCAAGATGTTTTTTCCAAGCCACCAATTTATTCACCTTACCTCTAACATTAATAATTCTATTTATCATAACAAAAACTGGATCTTTTACAGCCTTTCCTGCATCGTTATGATATCTTACAAATATATTTACAAATTCATTTATAGCTTTACTGAACACATTTAATGCATCACTCGCTATCTTGACTTGTTTTTTTAATTCTTTTTTATCAACTTCTTCTTTTATTATATTTTTTAATTTAATCATTTTAATTCTTTCGCCGCATCTGCAATTACGCTCGGCACAATTTCAATCCTCGTACCTCTACCATCAGTTTCAGTAGTTAACAACATCTCTCCAGTATCACCTCTGAATAATTGTTTTGGAACTTTTCCTTTATATATCTCATTGAATGCTGATTTCAAAGCTCTCTGTAGATCTCTTTTTGTGTTTATCTCTGCCTGAGCTTCTGACAATAACTCTTCTTCTATCTGATTATTTGATTTAAACGATGGCCTGTCTACATCTGTATAGACTTTGCCCAATTCAATTTTGGATTCCTTTATTATTTTTTTCAATTTAATCATTACTATTTCCTTAATTATAAACCGGCTTCCGTCCGTTCCCAATCCGAAATGTCACTATATACTTCCGATCTTCATCCCCGTCCCATTCTTCAACCTCTGCCATAATGTTACCATGTTTATGCATCTTCTTCTGAACGGAATCAATTTGATCCATGTCATTACATATAATACATATGTTATCGCCGTGACTTTTAACATAAAGTAAATTATCAGCATCATTATATAGTGTTTCTCTTTTCATGTTATCTCGGTCTTTCTTCAATTTGTAATCCTGACAATCTCGCTCTATGCGCTACTGCCTTAATCATATGTTTAAATGCTTGGTGACCACCTATTAACTGTGGTTCTGTCACTGCATTCATTTCCCAATAAATATCATTCCAATCAACAATATCTCCAATTTCTGGATAAAAATTTGCTTCTTTCAATGTTGTGCGATGAAAATACATTTCTAAATTAGCATTTAAATCTGGTCCGAAATCATTTTGTTCTATAGTGGGTTCCTCAAATGAAATCAAACAATTGACTCTAAACCCTTGTTCAAAATATTTAGTTGACGATTCACCATATATGTTATCTTCAGTATCATCAACCGAAACTTTATAAATATCAACATATTGACCTAATATATCGTCTATCAGTTCTTCATTCAGAACATCAATGAGATCCACTTCTTTTTGAGGAATGAAAAATGGCTTCGTTTCCGCCATAACATTAACCTATATAGATCTGTAGAGGTGATCTGGCTAAAAGCTGTTGATTAGCCTCTGCTGTATCGGCTTCCGCTCTTGATCTTTCCGCTAATGTAACGCTATCGAGAAATTCTGTCAATTCAGTCAATAGTGCATCTTTTTCTTCACGACCTTCTGCTTTTAATGATTCGCCGTCCATCGATACTTCTCCATTAGGAAGTGGAAGTGATGCATATTTACTCCTAATGATACCGAGAAGTTCTTTCGATAACGCTAATGTATATTTTCTAATCCACTGTCGACCAGATGCATTGATTTCTGAATATGTAATAAATTTATATGGAATATTACTCGGATCCGTAACTTTACTAGACGTTGAATCTCTCGTAGTAGAAGTCTGTTCATCTCTCACATAATAATGAAACCAAATTTTATCGCCTGCATCTCCAGATTTCGGTATAGGAAATATTCTCAATTTATTATTCACTAATTCAAATGAATATGCAGATTTTCTAATCAGATCGTTTGTTTCTATCGCTTGAGCTCTTGATATATCATATGAAATCGGTCTCATGATATATGTGACTGCTGGGGCGACATTCCCCATTCCAAACGCATCTAACATTTGTCTTTGTTCAAACGAACCTGCAAATGGATCATAAAATCGAGTTATCGCTGACGGGCCCATATTAAAAACTCTCTGTATTTCCAATCTTTTTCCAGAATGACTATCAGTTATACTTGATTCTGTTTGCAAGTCATAAACCTGTTTACTACTCGAAAGTGATATCGAACCTGTATGTAGGGTTACCTCACCACCAACATTTGCTGCTTCACCGTATTGTTTTGATAAATGAAATGCTGTGCCTAAATGACCATGAGTAGGCTGAATACTACCGGTTCCCATTAAACTAGACGTCCCGTCATTTGACCACCCAGAACCTGATATTTTATTATCAGAACCATATGATTCCCATAACCAATTTTTCATATTGAAATTGTTTATATGAAGGGAATATTCCGATACTGATTCTTCAAAACATGCCCATATCGATCCTGAACTGAATTCAAGTTGCATGACTGGATGGCCGAGTCTTTTCGCTGTCCATTTACATACATCGACGCTTTCACTTACAAATGAAATATCGTTGTCATATGTACCGTATGGAGTCGGTCCAGAACCAGTCCCAGCAGCTTTTGCCGCNGATGATGATGAAAATCCACCAGTAGTGGGATCAGCATATAGATATCCAAATTTTGACATTTTAAATCTCCAATATTATGTTATAGTTGTCTTATATAAATATGAAGATTAATGATATAGATGAATAAAAAAAAGGCAGAATAAATCTGCCTTTTTTAGGGTTTAAAACATTTTTATGTTCGGGAGCTGAAATTAATCAGCTCCATCACAGGTTAAAGTATTATTAGATTAAGTGTAAGTCAGCTACGAAGATCTTTCCGTAGAACTCAGGTCTGATCATCTTCTTCGCGTAACGCGTCATCACGCCCTTCCGTGGTGTGAAATCACTTGGATCGTACACCAATGGGGTCATGATCAACGGAACGTAAGGAGCATATACAGCACCAGTTTCTAAGAAATTAGTTCCTCTGAATCCAACCAGAATAGTATTCTCATCCATATAAGGATTCTTATACACATCCCAGCGATTATTCAAACCACCAACTTTCTGAACACCCATTGCGAATGAATTTTGAGCACCATCCGTATCAGACATATAGCCTGGAATAGATTCCAAAATTGTCGCGACAGACGGACCACAGACTACGAAATTCGCTCCACCACGTAGTGTCAGCTTATGAATTTCATTCGAAACCTTCTGAATTTTACCAAGTAGTGTCTGGTACCATTCAAAACGTGTTCCGTAGAAAGTCGTGTTGACAAATGCAGAAGATTGAGAATTGTAATCATTGCCCTGTTTTGCTGACCAGTAATCAACTGTTTGTGCGTCAGCGATCAACATGTCGAGAATTTCCAAATCGATTTCCATCGAAACGTATTCTGTCAACATCGCTGTCAATTCAGCTTCACCATCAACACTATGATAAGCATTAAGATCTTGAGCAAGCTCAGGAGTCCAAACAGCCTTCAATTTACGTGTTTTAGCAACAATAGCACGTGATTTCAATTCAATATCGACTTGTGGAATCTGTAAAGAATCTGCAGTAGCATTACCGCCAGTGTCTTCAAAATCGCCGCGAGCAGCTTCTGTAGTATATTTGGGATAGTTTACACGACAACCAGCACCATTACTAACAGCATTAGCCAATGAACCTGAATAGAATACAGTCATTGTACCGGCTGCACCTTCAACTCCAGATATACTAAAAAGTTCTGGAAAAAATCGATTAATGAGATCTGATGAACCACCAACTCCTGTACCATTTGGATTATCATTAGTAATTGATCCAGTATCAGCGGCAGCTACAGATCCAGATGAAATAACAGTAGATCTAAACGCTAGCTTATCAATATCTGTAGCCGTTACAGCTACTGTAGCTTTATAGATCTTACCAGCATTCACAGATGAACTCAACTCTGTATTGAAATTGACATCTTTCCATGACGCTATACCACCATCCGTCCAACCATCTGCAATTAATGATCCTGTCGCTAATGAATATCCATAACGACCAGCACCA